GTGCTACTGAAAGTATATACATTGCACCAACAAATCCAACTGCCAATCCTGGTAATGCTGAAACTTTGAAAACTCAAGGTGACTGTTGTTCAACTCCTTTCACATTTGTTGTGGCTTTAGAAGTTGATGGAACTGACCTGGTTGCTACGATCACTTCTCCTTCTGCTGGATTGAGATACATCAAAGTAACTGTAACTGATGGTTATGGTAACTTTGCTTCCAGTGTAGACACTACTTCTCCATTTGGTCCTATCACTGTTGATGCTTCAGGCTTAACTTTCGGTGGTACTTGGCAAGTGGCTATCACTGCTGAAGAGAGTGGTGAGACATTTGTTACTTGTGCTTGTATGCAGACAGTAAACACTACCATTTTGGGAACTAATGGTTCAACTGCTGAAATCGACACTACATTCACTCCTCCTGTTCTTTAATCTTATTTAATCACTTACAAAATCATAATTAAAAATATGGCAACTGTAGAAAGCGGACAATTCGCAATAAACTTAATCGGTTCACAAGCACAAGAACTTTTGCTAAAACCGATATTCTTTGACGCTAATGTTGAAGAAATCTTTGACACTATGGTATTAGTAAACAAGAAGCAAAATCTTGCTTATGCTGACACTATGGTTAACTTACTTCAAAACACAAACACTTGTGGATGGACTCCTAAAGGTAACTTCGCAATCTTTGACAGATGTATCGAGACTGAATTGGTTAAGGCTAATGTTGAATTATGCTATGACGAATTTGCTGACACTGTTTACAAGCAATTGATGAAAAAAGGTACTGCTATGGATGACCTTGCAGGTACTATCTTTATGGACCTTTTACTTGAAAGAATGGTGCAAGGTGTTAAGAAAGATGTTCTTTTGGGTGCATTCTTCGGTGACAAGGCTTCTGGTAACACTGACATCAATTTCGTTGATGGTATGTGGTCTGTTTATATTCCACAATTGGTTGCTGCCAATATGATTCCTTACATCAACTCTAACTCTGGTACACCATTGACTGCAGGTGATGGTATTGACTTATTGAACGCTGTTTACGAAAACGCTTCCAATGTATTACAAGCAACTCCTGAAGGATCAAAAGTATTCTTAGTTTCTGCTAATGTTTACAGACAATATTTGAAAGACCTTCAAAATGCTGGTGTGTCTTCAAATATGCACTTGGAACTACAGATGAACGGTGCTTCTGCTTTATCATTCAATGGTATTGAAGTTAAACCTATGTACGATTGGCAAGGATACGCTCAGGCTTATCAAGGTATCTCTGATGCTAACTACGTTCTTTACACAGAAAGAAAGAACTTGGTGTTAGGTACTGACATTAACAACTTCCAAAATCAATTCGATGCTTGGTTTGACAAAACTGAAGATAAATTGAAAGCAAAAATCAAATTCTATCTTGGTTTCAACTACAAGTTCAATGAATTGATGGCTGTTGCGTACTAAAATTTTTTCACAAAATAAAAAACATATAATATGTCTTGCTTAACAAATGGTTTATCACTTTCCTGCTCCACATCTTGTGCTGGAGGTTTGGATAAGTTCTACCTGGCAAGTATTGACGATGTCGCTTCCCTTACTTTTGTTAGTGGGGAAGTAACTGTCATTACAATGGTGGGTGGTGCTTCTTTCTACGAATTTACTCCATACCAGGAGACTGGTTCTTGGACTGAAACATTAGAAAGAACAAACTGTAATACTGTTATCAATCAAACATTAGTAGGCACTTTTCCTTGTCACTCACAAGACACGAGAGATGCTATTGCTGAACTTCAGGCTTGTTGCTGCGGATTCGTAGTTATCCACGTTGAAAATGGTGGTGGCAGATGGATTTGGGGAACTACTAATTCTTTGACAAATGCTGGTATCGGTTTTCCTGCTCAATTGACAAATGTTGAGACTACAACTGGTACTGCTATCAATGATCAGAACCAGGCAACTGTAACAATTACAGCGAGAACTACTATCCAGGCCTATCCATTGGCTACTGCGACTGTAATTCCTTAATATTTCTCTTGGATTTCTATACATTAAAGGGGTGCTATTAGCGATAGTGGCATCCCTTTTCAAAATTTAAAAACTATGTTTAAAGTTAAAGAGTCATTTTTGAATAATACAGCATATTGTGCTAAATTTAAGGTAGTATTAAAGGATGCAACGCAAGAACAATTGGAACATCTTTATCACTTAGGAGTCGATTATATTACCACAACTAAAAAAGTAAAAAACAAGCAGTATGACAACGCCAAGACAACAGAAGAGAGTCAAGACACAACGTCAAAATACACAGATTTCACAGAAATCGGTCCCGAATGTTAATGCCTATACTACTGTTCAGTTAGGACTGGCTCCATTCTTAGCGGATGACATATTTGCAGAACCTACAAAGAGATTTTTAGATCAATCTGTTATTGAATATATTCCTTTCCAGACTTATGACCTTTGGGCACTGGACAGAATTCAAGCCATTTGTAATAATTCAAGCACAACGGCATCAATCATTCAGCAAAAGGTATCTTACTTTATGGGTGATGGCTATTATAGTGTTGCTGCTGCGACAATGGACCCGCTCCCATCAGTAAGAAAACAGAAAATCCAAGAACAAAATTTAGATATTGTCGATGAACTTACGTTAAATAATTTTTTAAAACAAGTAAATGCCGAAGGGGAAAACATTGATGAACTTACGAATAAAATTATTACAGATTTTAATAACTTTGGGAATGCTTTTATCGAGATTTGTAAGATAAAGGTAGGTAATACAAGAAAATATCAACTTAGACTTTTACCAATAACCTGGTGTAGACCAAAAAAAGCAGGAAGGTATCAGTTAAATCCAACTCATATAGGTGTTACAAGCGAATTTGAACAGCCCTGGTACATAACTCCTGAAGCACCAATCGACTATCCTATCTTTCCAAAATTCGAAGTGATTGACGGTGTAGAAAAATCAATCTTCCATCTAAAGAATTATGATAGTACATTGATGTATTGGGGGTTACCTGAATGGGTTGCTGCTAAAATATGGGCAGAAATAGAATATAGAATCCCTAAATTTAACCAATCTAAGTTTGAAAATGGTTTCACTCCTTCTGCTATCGTTAATTTATATGGTTCAACAAATCAGGAAGAGGCACAAGAATTAGTTGCTGCAATGAAATCCTGCTTCACCGGTACTGGAAACAACAGTAAGATGTTTATTCAAGCATTGAGAGATGAGACATATAAAGCCGATGTACAGATATTATCCAACCAAAACGAGGGCGAATTCTTACAATTGCAAAAGATGGCACAAGAAGCCATAGTGAGTGCTCACAGATGGACTGTTGCTTTAACTGGATTAAGACAGCCCGGTAGTTTAGGAAGCAATCAAATGATACGTTCTGAATTTGAAATCGTTTATAATACTGTTATCAGGCCAATGCAAAGAATGTTCTTGGGTAAGTTTTTAAACCCAGTTATTCAGGATGCAGGTATTTGGTTGGGTAACAATTGGACAAACATTGCTTTGGATATTGCTAAACCTACTCCAGTCTCATTTATGGCAGATTTGACAATTGAGAAGGTATTGACAATGGACGAACAAAGAGCGGAATTAGGATTTGCACCATTACAACAAGAACAAAACACAATAGAAGATGCAACTAATTAAACCACAAGAAGTAGTAAATACTGGTATTTATAGAGCGGCTCCAGTAAATGCCAGGTTTGACATCAATCAAATTTCTCCTCACATCCAAAGTGCAGAGGAAAGACATTTGATACATCTGTTAGGGAGTGCATTATATAACGATATGGTCGCTAATCAAAACACTGCGGTGAGTAACTACAATCCAGATGCTGGTGCTTTAGTTGACAAGTTTCCTAACGATCCCAACTATGAAACATTGTGGACCTTATACCTATTGAGATTTAATTCTTATATCGTATGGTATGAGGCTTTACCATTTATTGTAATGAATGTTACAAGCAAAGGTATTTTCCAAAACGATAGTGAATTTGCACAGAATGGAGGTATGAGTGCTATAAAGTTTATGCAGGATACAATGATGCAAAGAATGGAAAATCTAAAGGACATCATACAAGAGTATTTATGCCAAAACAAGGCTGCTTATCCTTTATTCAATAGTAAACACTGCCCTTGTAATTCTTGTGGAAGTTGCGAGGATGAGTGTGGCTGTGGTAACAATAGTCACTGGTGTAATTGTGGTTCTTATGGTATGTATGGATTTTGCAGAACTTGTAAAAGACAAAAGAATAATTCAACAAATATAATCTTCTACTAAAATGATCATAGTTAAATTAACCAATGGCAATGTCATCCTAAAGGATGGTTCTGGAAACGTAGTAAAACGCCTTGTAAGCGATTCTTTTATTCAATGGACTTCTGATACTACTGTCGATGTTTATGCGAATAGTGACAAAATTACAACGCTTGTAACTACTGAAATAACTGGCACACAGATAGAACCTGCTGCGGTTGTTCCATTCGCTGGTAATGCTTACGATTTGTTGGATTTATTGGCTGACTCTTTTTTTTTTAGGGTAACTGGGGGCAGTGGCTCTCAAGACCTTACGCAAGTTTTAACTGTTGGTAATTCAGCAGGTAATCTCGATATTATTGATGTCGATAAACTTGGATTCAATACTTCCACAATAGATACGGCAGGTGTTGGTGAATTGGTATGGAACAATACAGAAGGCACTTTGGATTTAGGTTTGAAAGGTGGGAATGTTACATTACAAGTTGGTCAGGAGAATGTTGTTAGGGTAGTGAATAAGACAGTGCCATTAATTACATTACAAGAAGCCAATTATCAGGCAGTAAAAATAAGCGGTGCTACTGGCCAGAGATTGTCTGTTAAATTAGCACAAGCGAATAATGATGCAAATAGTACCACAACTATTGGATTGGTAACAGAGACGATAGCACAGAACCAGGAGGGATTTATTACTACTTTTGGATTGGTTAGGGAGATCAATACTACTGGAAGTTTACAAGGTGAAACTTGGGCCGATGGCGATGTCTTATACTTGTCACCAACAACAGCAGGACAAATTACAAATGTAAAGCCTTCCGCTCCACAACATTTAGTTACTATTGGATATGTGGAGTATGCTCACGCTGTACACGGAAAGATATTTGTAAAAGTTGACAATGGGTATGAACTTAATGAATTACATGATGTCGCTTATCCAATAACTTTAGCAAATAACCAGGTATTACAATATAATGGCTCCGCATTAAGATGGGAGAATACAGTTCCAAGACTTCAGGTATTAGCACAAGCCTCTCCCAATACTGCTCATACCGGTACAACAAATAATACATTGGTCTATTCCAAGTTAATTAATGCCAATACTATTGGTACTGGGGATGGGATTCAATTTAGTACAAAGTTTACTAAACCAGCAGGATCGGCAGCAAATCCAACAGTAAGAATATATGTCAATACTGCGGCCAGTTTAAGTGGTGCAACACTATTAGCAACCTATGTAACCACTAACTTAAATGGTCGATTCTTTTTAGTAGAAAGAACTGCCAATGTCGATGGGGGCACAACTAACTTTTTAACAACTACTTCAGGAGCATTGACAGATTCAGCATCTTTAGCCACAACAGCGGCCAGTGATGTGAGTATAGATTGGACAATTAATCAATACATAATTATTGCAATTCAGTTGGGAAATGCGGCAGATAGTACAACTTTAAGAATGGTAAATGTTATATTAAATAAAACAGTATAAGTATGAGATTATTACAAGAGATTTTTATTAGTGGCAATCAGATTTATATCAATGGAAAACAACATACATTGAATATGGATTTCTGCCAATATGTAGACAATTTTTCTATCCACGTTTCATTGGATGAAAATAATAACATCACAT